ATAGTTGTTTCTGTTCCATAAAATACTAAGTGTCTGTCTGGTGTAGATACAACCATATGTCTTGATGCAGTTGGTGCACCAGTTATAATTGTAGCTCTGTTATTTGTTGCGTCTGTTGCTGCAGAGTTCCATTCAAAAACTGCACTGTCATGAATTAAACAAATAGCCTTGTCACCAAAATTATCTAGTGACCACATACCTGGTTCTAACACTAAATCTCCAGATGCTGCTTCACCCCAAGCTACAAAATTAGTAGAACTTGTAATTGTTGCACCACCACTGTGTGCTGCTGCAGTTGTTCCTGCTACACCTCTTGTAACACCTGTAAGTTCTCCAGTAGTTGCAATACCCGTGTATGAAATTTCTTCACTATCAATAATTAAAAAATTTGTTCCTGATGTTGGAAACTGAGAAGAGTCTACTAATATAATACCTGATGTTGCGACGTCTGTAATACCATTTTGTAATGTAGTTGCAGGTTCACCTGAAACTTCACCACCCCAAGATCCTAATGACCAACCAAAACCTTTTGCTTGAACAGCTGGACCTACTGGATAATAGTGTTGTACTCTAACACCACCTGATGTTGTAGCACCACTTCCTGATTCATTAGATGGCATTGTAACAGTTAGTGTTGTGCTTGAAGGCACAGTTGTTACCATAAATTTTTTATCATCAAAATCTGCGGATGCAAAATCAGAGTTTGTTATAGATGAAAAATTATCTAATAATATTATATCACCTGCATTAATACTGTGTGCACTACCAAAAGTTATTGTAACTGTTGGTGATCCGTTAGTCGTGCTAAATGCACTTGTAAGCGTTGTTGTAGATTTAATAGGATGTATGTCATAATACACACCACCAGAGAAAGCATATAAAATTCTATTCGTACCAATGATTGCGTATTTTCTAGCTAAACTATTTACAAAATGATGTAGTCCTCTTCCTGCTCCTGTTAAATTATCATCACCTAATTGTTTCCAACCACCTATTTTTTCAGGTATGCCATAACGAAACCTAACGTTGTCACAGTCTGTCCATTGACCTTCTGCTCCAGTTTCTGTAATTTGTTTGTTTATTCCTGGCTGAAAACCTATCTTTTGTAGCATATAACCTCATTGTATTACATCTTCGCAAATGCTGGAAGACCTAACATTGGCCGTTTATCGAACTTGTTTTTTT